TTTTCTGATATAATTTATTTATCGTTGGTTTGATGGGTCTATAGCCAAGTGGTAAGGCGTGGGACTGCAACTCCCTGATCGTTGGTTCAAATCCGACTAGGCCCTCCATTAAATGCAGGTGTAGTACAACGGTTAGTATATGGCCTTGCCAAGGCTAAGATGCCGGTTCGATTCCGGTCACTTGCTCCATTTTTGCTAAAAACTGCTTAAAATCAAAAAATAGAGCATGTTTTTATAGAGTTAATTTGCTTTGGTCGTTAAATTTGTCAAATTAACATACGGAATTGAGTAATTGTATTACTCTTTTTTCTTTTTTTGGTAAATATTTTAAATAAGTATCAGTTGTTGTCGACATACTACTATGACCTAGTCGCATTTGTATATCTTTAATGGGAATTCCATTTTCATATAACATAATAGAATGACTATGTCTAAATTCATGAATTTTTATTTGTTTTACTTCGGCTATTTTACAATAATAGTCTTTTTTTCGTTTTAATGTAGTAAAGCTAAAATCGAAAATTAATTCATTTTCTTTCTTATTTGGATCTATTTGTATTAATTCTTTCATCAAATTGTTAGTAATACTTATAATCCGATTACTACTTAAAGTTTTTGTTGATTGAATTTCATGGTATCGATTAATTGATTTATTAATATTAATCGTGTTATTTGTAAAATCAATATCATTCCATGTCAACCTTAGTATTTCGCCTTTTCTCATTCCGGTAAAGAATAATAATTCAAAAAATACTTTATACTGTATATTATCTACTTTATCTATAAACTTTTTATAATCTTCATAAGTCCAATAACTTCCGTTTGATTCTATATCTGTATTTTTAAAGTTTCCCTCAACTTTTGCGTAATTTTTTGGAATATCATAATATTTAACGCAAAAATCCAATACACTTGATAACGAATAAAATAAATATGACTTATAATGATATTTAAAATTATATTTTTCTATTTCTTTTTTCCATTCAACTATATCTTTCAATTTAATATCTTCAATATATTTATCTTCAAAAAAAGGTAATACATATTTTAAAATCTTTCTTTTTTGTTCTAAAAATGTTGTTTTTTTTAAATTTAATTCTGCATATTCGAAATATTTTTCGATTGCTTTGGTCGTTTTTATTTTTTTCTTAAACATACAATCCTCCTCCATACGGGGAAAGTATTATATATTCTTTTTTAACTTTGTCAAATCTAAACATCACTCCTTTTTTCTAAAATAACATATTTTTTCATAAAAAAAAATACTTTTATTAATAAAAGTATCTTTAAAATAATAATGCTATAAATATTGATATTATGATAATTAAAACTAAATTAAATAATAAAAGTCCAAATCCACCCCAAAAACCGACTCCGATCCATTCTTTAACTTTTAGTTTTGTTTCATCACTTAAAAAGAAGAATATAAGCGCAACTATTAATATTAATATAAATAACAAAAGTCCAAATCTTAAGAAAAAACCGTCTGTTTGATTGAAATTTATAACATATCCTCCTAAATCAAAACTCAAACCTGACATCTCCAATCTAATAAAATCCTATACTAGCAATCTTATAGCTTAAGTATAACAAAAAAATGGCTAAATAGCCATATTTTAAAATAACATCTCTTTTAATTCATCTTTTTCACTATTGGAAATCATAAAGCCTTTTAAAATTTCTTTCTTTTCCATTTTTAATGATTCATATTGACCTTTATTATAAAAAGGCAATCCGTCATTTAAAGCACCTAGATATTTAGTGATATAGCCCCGATAAACTCTTTTATTAAAAAATCTATCTGTAACATATTCTGCGTTAAAATCTTCTCTTAAATCATTCTCACTATTTTTAGAGCCAATTATATCAGTGGTAATTTTAAATGTTGTTTTTGATAAAAAAGGTAATAATAAATATTGTTTTAATTCTACTACGTTCCAAAATTCTTCACTAACACATAATACTCTTTTAATAACCCTTGAAAGTGATTGAGAATTCGTATAAATCATATTATACATTAAATGCCTATGAATTTGGAAAAAATGGGCGATACAGTCTGGAAAGTCTTTATATTCCATTGAATCATAAATATACTGTAATTCATCAATAAAAAAACTTGCGTCAATTCCAAAATTGTACTTCAGTCGCATATCTGTGAATCTTAATTTATTAGAAAATACTCCAAAAACTTCAACCTCATCAGGTTTGCATTGTTGATAATATGTTTGTTTCAGTTTTTCATCCTCTGTAAATTTTAAAGGAATTGAATCACATATTTCACCACCTGGAGAAATATATTTGAAAGGTTTTTTCTGATACCATAATAAAATTGGATAATTTGAATAAATGCTATTATAAAAAATATAATCTTTTTTTATTCTATGAAGAAATGGATTTTGTTCTCTAAATATTTTAATAGCAATTCTAGTCATATTTAATGTTTTTCCATGTCCTGGTGGAGCACTTATTACTCTTACTGCCATTTTTCAATCTTCTTTCTTTTTTTCTTTTTATTTGTTAAATACAAGAAATCATTTTTTAATTTTTAGTCAAGGGCTTTAGTCGTTTTACGATGTTTCACACCCTTGACAATAAAATTACTAAAAATGATAATAATTAACTAACAAATAAAATAAATACTATAATCTTTTTCTTCTGCCAGTCGAAAATATCAATAAAAATGGACTTAATAAAAGACTAAAGAAAGCTATTGCTTCAATTATATAAAAAACTCCATAAACCCATTCTAAATTTCTAGGTAAATTTGGTAATAATGTATTTGCTAATTCTATCATATAATCACTCTTTCTAAAATTTAATTCTTTTTATTTTTTTAAGAAATTTACAAATAATATAAATTATAAAATCAAATATAAACATTCCTATAATAATCTCATAAAAAGAAATACCTCTAGAATAAAGAATTATTATAAAATTATTTACTAAATAAGCTATTTTATTTATGATCATAAAAATCACTCTTTTCTACTTTCGAAATATCTATATTTTTAAAAAAATCTGTATCTATATCCATTAAGTCTAAAGTATAATTTTCTATTTTTCTTTTAATACCTCTAAAACCATATCTATAAATGATAAAAAATAATATTGCTGATATTATATTTAAAGTAATACTAATTCCAAATAATATTTTCATTCCTGTTTCTCCTTTTTATTTTTTGTTCTATTTCCACCCAAAACATTTATAATTTTAAAAATTATTATTATAATTGCAAAAAATATCATATAATCGATTAACTCAAAATTAAAAACTTTTATTGTAACTATCTGATTGATAAAATTGATAAATAAATTTAATATTGTCATTTTACTAACTTATAAATTGAAATGGCAATTAATATTAAAAGAATTGGGATTAACATTGATTTTATTTCATTTGGAAGAATATTTAAAAAATTAGGTATTAAAGTAATTAAGTCTCTTAAAAAAGAAATAATTGATACAAAAGTGTCTTTAACTGTTTTTATAATTGACCAAATAAATTCAAAAAATTCTGCCATTTCAATTTCTCCTTTCTAACTTTTCTAGCTTCTAATTCCTTTGATTAAAAGAATTATGATACTTCCACTTATAACAACAAATATATAAATACCTATTTTTGAATTTCTCATAATATTATAAATTTCGTTTACTTTATTAAAAATACCTGTTTTTCCGTCAAAAATTGATTTAATATTTTGTAATATATTTTTAGGTGTGTTATTTTTACCAAAAGAATCTATTGTTAAAGTTGCTGCTTTAACAAAATTTCCGTTCTTATCTTCAATTTTTAAGTAAAAAGTACAATCTTGATATACTTTATATTGATTATAATAAGTTTTGTTTGTACTATTACTTGAATAAATTGATAAATCAATTGGATTAATTTCCGTCCATTTTTCACGATCAACAGAATAATAATAATTATATAAATTACTGTCGTAGTTGTAATAATAAACTGTTACTTCGTAATAGTATTCTTTTTCTTTATATTCTCCATGTAAATTAACATAAGGTCCTATACTAGATATATTTTGAGATATACCTGCCATTTTATAAGTCGCATATTTTATATATTCATTTTTTTCACGGTCTAATAATCTAAAATATATTGTTACATTATCATCTAAATATAAAGTAAATTTATCTGAATATGTTGGTTTAAAATTTTCGCTATTTCCTATTGAATATTCCCATAGATATTTATTTAAATCATTATAATTTGATATTTTAATATTAAGATTTTTACATACTGTTTCTTTTTTACCATTTATCGTCATATAACAAGAATCAGGAATATTAGCATTAAAACTTAATTCTGGAATCGTAGAAGATAGCTTATCAAAAGTATAAGTAGCTGTTGCTATATAATCAAATACTAGTTCTTGTCCATTTTCGGCACTTTCTTCATATTTTTGTCTATCAATTATAGCTACATATAAAGTTTGATCAGAAAAAGCCGTATATTCAAAATCATTATTTGATATACTGTTCCATGTCTTATCATTTTGTAGTGATGTTCTATAAAAATAAATATACTTTTCTGTATTATAAATTGAAAAATTAATACCTATTTTATGAAATAACAATTTAGTTTTTGTTTCGTTTTCATAACCTTTCTCAACTTCTTTAAATGTTATTTCTGGAATTTTAGGAGTAACCCAACTAGGAGTTAAGTCTTTATCAAATAGAATATCTCCTTTTTTTATTGAGTAACAAAGTTCTCCATCATCAATCATAAAATTTGAAATTCTTTTAGGATTATAAGAATTAGTATTATAGTCATATAATGCTGAAGTACCCATCTTCAAATCTATAGATGTTTCTAATATCCTGTATACTGATCTCATATATTTCAATTTTTTATTAGAGTCATAATTAAAACCAATAATATTATTTTCAATTGAAATATAATTAAAAGATGAACCTTTTTTATCATTATAAATATCATAAGAAAGCTCGTAACTTTTTCCACTCGAAAATCTTACAACAAAATTAAACCAATACATATTTTGATTACCTGTATAATCTAAAAAGCTTATACTAGGTTCTGCTTCAAATGTAGATGATTTTTCCCATTTCCAACAATAAAGATATATCGATGTAGAAGAATTTTTTCTATAAGAAATAATATAATCGTATTTATCAGTGTCAATATTAAAACTATTGATAGCATTTTGAAAAACCGTTTCATCGATGCCAATTTCTTCTTTCGTTACAAAGAAATTATTTAATAATTCTTCTTGGTCAATAGCCGTATTTAATGTTATTTCGGTTGTAGCTGCATTTACATTTGAGATAAGTAGAAAACTAGTTAAAAAAATTACTGAAAATACTAGATACTTTTTCAATGTTTCCACCTCCCAAGAGAAATCCTATTATAAAAAATACAAAATAAAATGCCATATTTATAAATCTATGTAATTTTCCTTTTAATCTAAAAACTTGATTCATATAAAAACCTCTATTCTATATCTGTATTGGAATTTTGTTTATTTTTTGAAGCCTGTTTTTTCATAGCAAATATATTTTTTATTAATTTAAAAATTTCTTCTAAAAAATCAATAAATAAGAAAAATAATACAACGTAAATAATTAATTTTATAAAATTATTTTGAATAACAGGTCCAAATAAATTTTTAATCAAATTAAATACATTTAAAAAAGAATTAAATATACTATTAATAAAATTTTCAAAACTCATTTTTAATCCTTAAAATCTACAATAAGATTAATTAAAAAGAAAAATAATGCTATTAATAGTATAAATATAATAATTTCTCCTAAAACTGTCCCAGAAAACCAATTCCAAAAAATAGATAAACAATTCATTATCTTAGAAAAGAATATTGAAAAATCATTTACAAAAGTTTCCATATCTATCACCTTAAATAGATTTTAAATATTTTACTTAAAAATTGTCAAATTTTTTTCTAGTTTTTTTATTTATAAAAAAAAAAGAATTATCTTCTTTTTCTTAATTTGATTTTTCCAAGCATCATAAATACTAATGTAATAATAATTCCAAGAATTATAAGTCCCATGACAAGTTGGAAAATTGAATTATTTAATAATGTTGTTGACACTGTTCCAAATAACTCTAGAATTTTCGTTACAACTGTTGAAGCATTTTTAAATAATGTTGAAATTGCTGATGGTTCTACTTCTAATAATTGCATAAACATTTCCTTTCTATTTTTTTTAAAAAGAAGAAATTATCTTCTTTTAAATTTAATTTTTCCAAGCATCACAAATACTAATGTAATAATAATTCCTAAAATTATAAGTCCCATGACAAGTTGGAAAATTGAATTACCAAGTAATGTTGTTGATACAGTTCCAAACAATGTTAGAATTTGTGTAACAACTTCTGTTACTGATGTAAATAATGCATCCATTGTATTTCTCCTTTCTTTGATCAAGATTAAATAAAAAAAGGATAACTGGGGTCTAGACCAATTATCCTATTGTAAATTAAAAATGTATTTTAGATTTGACATATAATAGTACTTCGGAGTTAAAAGGATTTACTGTAATTGTTTTATTGATAGTTAGATGTTTTTTTCTACATTTTTAATTTATGTCTAAATTATAAATTTATTTTTTTATTTTTGTCAAATTTTTTTTACAATTTTTTATTTAATAATAATATCAACGACTTTTGATGTACCATTAACGATATTGAGTGCTATTTTAGCATAAACATCTAAAGACTTGTCATCAACTGCCCTTTTTAATAAATTTCTTTTATCTTCCGAATCGGATAAGAAAATGTATTTTGTTTCACTTCCATAATATCCCTCTTTTTCGGATTTAATTTCTATACATGTTCTAATCATTTCTTCGTGTGTTTCTTTAACTGTACATGGCATAAAACCTAAAATTGTACATTTTTGTAAAATTTCATTCATATTTTATAATCTTCCTTTCATTTGATAAGTTAATTTTAAATATTTTACTTAAAAATTGTCAAATTTTTTTCTGATTTTTTTATTATATAAAAAAGTTATATTTTATAAATATTTTATTATTATATATTTATATATAATAGGGTGGCAAAAATGCCACCACATTAGTGGTAAAAGTACCACCACTTAAGGTGGTAGAAGTGCCACCATTTTATTTCGTTAAGGTGTTAAAAGTAACACCACCTTTTTTGTTAAAAAGTGGGCGACCCGATACGCACCACTTTTTACAAAAAAGTACATAAAAAAGACACTAATTTTTCATAGTGTCTTTATCAATAATACAAACATTTTCAATTTGTTTCGCTCCCATTTCTACTTCAAATCAAAATCAGACAATACATCTTCCTTAAACATCTCTATATCTATATTATTTTTTAATTCTATTTTCTCTTTATTCTTATGTTTTAAATAAGACAATATCATTTTTTCTTCACTTTTCATAGTGTAATTTTTTATTATAAAATTATTAAAATCTAACAACTGTTCATATTTCTTTTGATATTTACTTGGCTTTCTAAGTTCAAAATATATATAACTAATAATATATACTATACCAAATATTAAACATACTATACCTATAAATATAAGAGTATCAATATCCATTTAATCCACTTCCTTTAACAAACATTTTTATAATATACTTTCTTTGCTTGAATTTTAATTCCATCTACACTACAAGCTAATGTTCTATCACAATAATCTGCTTTACCCTCATTATTATCAAAATCTACATAATAAGTTTCATTACATCTTATATCATTATCAATTGCTTTAACAAAGTCAAATATAAAATCAACACAAAGACAACCAACCATAAACGAAAAAAATAATATTATTATATCAACTATAATTAAGTGCTTATTCATTTAATTCACTTCCTATTCTTCATCTTCTAGCCAATTATAGCCTTCTAAGTCAACATTATCGTCATATAATTCGTCATAATCAGTATATTGATTCTCTTTTTCAACTTCATCATCACTTGTCGCAATAAAGGTAAAAAACCTTTTTCTATTTTTATAAAATACTTTTATTATCCTATCTTCTTCTAATTGATGTAATAATACTATTAAATTTTTTTTATGTATATTTAACATATTCATCAACTTTCTATTTGGAATATAGTATTCCTCATAAAAATCAAGTTGTTTGAGTTTTATCAATAATTTAGTATAATTATTTACTCTTTGATTTTTCAAAAGAATTTTAATTATATTTACTTTATCTTTTTTCATTCTTCAATTTCTTAGAGATTACTAAATTAATTGATATTATTTCTTGAATAAGATTATAACGATCATTTTTATCGTAAATATCCTCTCTCACAATATAATGTGAAAGCATTTCTAAATTGATTCTTTGATTATTAAATAATCTATCAATCGAATTTTCTCTTGCTTCTTTATCAATTTCTTTCTCTTCTATACTTCTTTTTTTATATTTCATCTTGTAATATCCTCCTATTTTGCCATTTTAAGGCTTTTTAAGAAGAATTTTAAAAAATTAGTACTAATTCCGGTCACTTGCTCCAGATTGATAGGAAACTCGGAAAATTTACTTCTGAGAGTAATAAATGCTAACTAGAAATAGTTAGTTTTTTTGTTATGTAAAGGAGCATTTTTATGTTAAATATAGAAACAAAAGAATTAAAAATAAGTGATAAATTAAAAAGAAAATTTGATATTGGATGGAAGATTTACAATACTACTCCAATTATAAATAATGGTTGTGTTAAAAATATAACAGGTACAAATGTTGCTTATGTTATGTCACATATCATTGTCATTAAGAATAATAAATACCTAATATTTGATGAATGTGATGCTACTTATGTAAATACTTTTAAAATCAAAATATCATTTAAAGATTTAGAAGGTAAAAGCCACAAAAAAATTACAAACATCTACAATAAAGAAAATATTTTAGGTAAAACTTGGAGAGATTTAATAAGAATAATACCTATAAAAGATAATGATAAATTTAAAAGTAACAAATTAAAACTCGGAATAGTTTCTATCAATTTATCAAATATAAGAAAACCAGATGGAACACAGCTATATAAAAATATTTTTAAAACAAGTAAAGTACCAACTTAATATTTGCTTTTTAATATAAATATTTATACTAATTTAAATTATTATTTATATTCTTGTTAATTAATTCTTTATATTATATTATATTATGTGTGACAAAATCATCACCCCTAGATGGGCATTTTCATCACACCCTGATGGACAAAATCATCACCCGTGACATTTGTTTTTATTCTTTCTTTTAAAATAAAAAGACTAGTTATATTTCAAACCAATCTCACTAATAAATTGTAATTTATAATCATTTCAATACTTCATTTAATTCTTTTAGTGATAGTCCTCTAATCAAAATATTATTATCCTTTTCATCAATAACAAACTTCATTAGTTTATTTATTGCCTTATAATAATCTATATCCCATAAAACTCCATTATTAGTTGTACTTACAAGCATTAATTTCCATCCATCAACTTCTGTATCATCAATTTTATATAATGATTTGGGATTCTTCGAAAGCGAAGTTAAGATATTTTCTGTTAGTGTAAATGCACCAAATGACTTACCAGCTTTACCTTTATAAAAATTTGGGTTTCCCATATAAGCATTTTTCCAATCATCATTTTTTTCTTAAATTTATCAAATAATCCCATAATTGCATCTCACTTTCAAATTACTATTTATCTTTCTCTATATTATTTTTAGACATTGTTATTAATTCATATTCATCTTACAGCATCTCATTAGATATTTTTTCTACTTTTTTTGCCATGGTGTCCGCCTTTGGAAAATACTCTATAACGACAATTTTGTACAATTTTTCTACATCTCCTAATACATAATAAACTAATAAATTACTATTTATAAAGACAAGTAGTAATTATAACTTCAAATGCATAATTACAATTTTATGTATTCTAATCTTTAAACCATTTTACTAAAAATGGCTTAATTAATTCGTAAATAAATATTGCCATAAAGTTTATTAAGAATACTATTAATATCAAACTAATATCTATTGATGTTATACTTATTAATTTACCAATAGGTGTAACAAACACTATGAGTTCAATTAAAAGTATCAATAGTAATCCGTAGTTCATTGCTTTATTAGAAAATAATCCCTGTTTAACAACTGACTCTTTCAAGTTTCTACAAGATATAGAATAAACTATCTCCTGTACTACCATTGAAAGAAGTGCTAAAGACATAGCTGTTTCTTGCCCATACATTTTTAAACTAATAAAGTAAGTGAGAACTACAAATATAGTTTCAATGATAGCTGAAGATGCAATACATGATTTTATAAATGGTGTAAATAATGGTTTATTAATGCCTCTTGGTTTTTTATTCATTATGCTATCTTCACTCTTTTCAAAAGATAAACATATACTAGGAATAGAATCAGTTACCAAATCAATAAATAAAATATAAATTGGTAATAAAATTGTTGTTTTAGTAAGTAGTCCTATAATAATAGTAAATATTTCAGCAAAATTACTTGATAATGAAAATACAATATTATTTCTAATGTTATTATATATTCTTCTTCCTTCTTCAACTGCTACAACTATTGTTGAAAAAGAATCGTCCATCAAGACTATGTCTGATGCAGACTTTGTAACATCAGTACCAGTAATACCCATTCCAATACCAACATGAGCATCTTTAATAGCTGGAGCATCATTTACTCCATCTCCAGTCATTGCTACAATTTTTCCGCTATTTTGAAGTGCAAAAACAATTCTTTCTTTATGAACGGGATTTACTCTTGCATACACAGAATACCTTTTAACGATATTTTTTAGTTCTTCATCATTATATTTATCAAGTTCACTCCCAAGTATTGCTTCATTATCATTATCTATAATTCCAACATTTTTTGCAATAGCAGTTGCAGTATCTATAGAATCTCCTGTAATCATTATTGGTCTAATGCCAGCATTTTTGCATAAAATGACACTTTTTTTAACACTTTCTCTTGGTGGATCTATTATTCCTAAAATACCAGCAAAAGATAAATCATTTTCCTCTTTTTCTAATTCTTTAATATCTTTTGGTATATAATCTAACTTTTTATAAGCAAACCCTAAAATTCTTAAAGCATTTTTAGAAAAATTCTTAACTTTATCTAAAATTTGTTGTTTTTCAATCTTAGATAGATTTACTTTTTCAATTAAAGAATCCATACTACCTTTGCATAATATATATACATCATTATCAATTTTATTTAAAGTAGTAAACATCTTTCTATCACTATCAAAAGGTATATCTAATATTCTATTGCATTTTTTTCTCAATTTAAGAGAATCGATTTTTTTATTATATAGATATTCATATAAACAAGTTTCTGTAGGATCACCTACATATTTATCTTCATAAATAAGGCCATCATTGCAAAGAGCACATATATAATTAAGCATATTCTCATCTATTACATATTCTTCTTTAACAGTCATTTTATTTTGCGTTATAGTACCTGTCTTATCAGAACAAATAATATCTATTGCTCCAAGTGTTTCTACAGCTTGCATTTGTTTTACTACTGTTTTCTTCTTTGCTAAATTAGATATTCCAACGGATAATGTTATTGTAATTACAGTTGGCAATCCCTCTGGAATAGCAGCCACTGCGAGTGATGAGCATAGCATTATAATTTCAAGTATTGTGTATTTATTAATTAAAGCTAAAATAAATATAAAAATTAAAATAATAAATACTATAAATGTAATTTTTTTAGAAAGTTCTTTTATTTTTAATTGTAATGGTGTTTCTATTCTATCAATTTCATTTAGTGATAATGCAATCTTACCTATCTCAGTATTTTTTCCTGTACTTACAACTATACCAGTACTTTTCCCATTAGTAATGCTTGTTCCTAAAAATAACATATTTTTTTGTTCTTGAAGAATTAAGTTATTTTTTAAAACATCTGAACTTTTTTGAACTGGAACACTTTCTCCAGTTAGCGCTGATTCATCTACTTTTAAACTTTCACATGAAAGTATTCTAATATCAGCAGGAATAGTTTCTCCGGATTCTAAATATATTATATCTCCTGGAACTAATTCTTTAGTGTTTATTACTATTATTTTATCATCTCTTTTAACTTTACAAGTGCTGGTTTCATATTTTTTTAAATCTCTTAATACTAAAGCAGCTTTTTCTTCTTGTATAAATCCAACAATAGCATTTATAAAAACTACAAAAAGTATGACAATAGTATCAGTATACTCGTGAGAATAAAAATATCCATAAAAATATAAAAGTAGTGCAACTACTAATAATATGATGATCATGGTATCGTTAAATTGTTTTAAAAATCTTAAAATCCAAACCTTTTTCTTTTTATTTAGAATAATATTTTGTCCATAATCTTTTAATCTTTTCTCAATTTCTTTACTATCTAATCCATCAATATTACTATTTAAAATTTTAAATATTTCCTCTTCATTTTTAGAATACATTATATTGCCCCTTTTTACCTACATTTCTGAATCTCGAATGCATTTTCTGTATCATATAATCTTTATTTTCCATCTTAATTCTTATTTTTTGTTTATATTTTCTTATATTTAAAAATATACATTTTATGTTATCTTCATCTTCAAAAGAATTTGTATATTAAATCTTTACTGTTTTTCAGGTCCTTGTTGGTCAGAAAACCAGTTTTACAATTTTAGCATGTCATTTTTTTATTTCTTCATTCATAATGATACCTCTGTTTCAACAAATTACTATTTATCTGTCACTTCAATATATAATTATACCATTATTTTGGTAAATTTTATTACTAAATTAAAACATCCAAGATTCATCCAACATTTCTAGTATATATCCAACATTTGGAAGTAAAATAGAACCTTGCAAGTCCTTTAATTAAAAGGGATAAATCGAAAGTGTGGTAGAGTTCTTCCATATTTTAACTCAATTTTGCAAGTGCAAAATAAGAAATGATAGCACTATAAAGTCTTTATTTATAAGACATTAAGTATAATGGTGCTATCAATTCCTTTATCCTGCTTAATAATTATTTTAGTATTTGCCAATATCCTGCTTTGTCAGAACCAATTCTTTCAATTATTAAATTATCTATTAATATTTTAAAATTCCTTTTAATGGTTCTTACATTAACATTAGTTATATTAGCTATTTCATTTTGTGTAATTCTATTATTATTTGCTATTAGTTCTATAATTTTATTTTGAATATCATTACAAACAAAATTACTATTTTTTATCAATTTATCTAACGATGAATTAATTGTCTGTAAAATAAACTTTATAAATACATTTGCATTTCCATTATTATGACATTCTGCTATAGCTAAGTAGTAGTTTTCTTGATTTAAATATATTTCCTCTTCTAGCGGTATAAATTCAAAATTTTTATCATAATTTATTAGCATTAATGTTACCCAAAATCTAGCACATCTTCCATTTCCATCTGAAAAAGGATGAATAAAAACAAAGTAATAATGAAAAATTGCAGATAAAATAATAATATTCAAATCACTACTACTTATATATTCAAATAAACTTTTCATTAAGGATGGAACTAAAATGGATTCAGGAGCCATATATATTATTTCATCTTTTCTTTTTACTCCTTCACCATGATTTCTATAATTGCCATTATCTTCATCAAAGTATTTCATCATTAACTCATGTAGCTTTAATAAATCATTTTCACTTTTATAATTATATTCATTTATATGATTATATGCTTCAATTGCATTTTTTACTTCTTGTACTTCATCTTTTTTACCTAATATTAGTTTATTTTCTGATATAATTT